AAAGCCCCATTAACACGATTTTGCGAACATGAATCGTACCCCCCAGAACGGTACGAGGTGTGCACTCGCTCGCCGTCCTGGCTCGCTCGCTGCGTGCGGTACGACACGTGCTCCGCATTTTCGGTACGAGGTGTGCACAGCTGGCGGCACACATCTACACACCACTTGGCACGCTTCTTGCATGTGTACACCAAGGTCAAAAATAATTCACAAATGTTCACACAATATACACAAAGTCTTCATACGTTCATCACAAAAGAATGGTATTATATAATTGTCAAAAGGAGATACGCCGACAGCACGGCAACAATAGCCCAGCCGTCAGAGCCGAAGGCAGTAGGCGAAGCGAACGCTACGGACGAATGAGAGGCACAGGTCAACAAGGCCGGTAAGGGGAACACACGGCGGGCGGATCGCCTGGAGACGATTAGATAATACGAAAACGAAAAGGAAAAGGAGATAGGATGATGAATGAATTAGATAAAATAGTAATAGTTAAAGAAGGCCATGGTTATACTACGTATATTAACGATGTTCATTGTGGCTGGGGTGATTTAGAGGACACGTTAGAAGTGTTTTTAGATTACGACACAGATGTAACGTTGCTATAGAAACACGAGTAAAAGAGATGATGTTTTTTCAAGCGGAGTGAAAAATGGGCGAATTAAATAATTTATATGAGTTTAGAATAAAAAATGATGAAGGCGAAATTTTAAAAATGACATTTTTAACTGAAAATATTAGACAGGCCATAGCTTTATTTTACATATGTACTAATACTACATCATTCACGGGCATAAGGAGGACTAAAAATGAATGAACAAGGGTTATACTACATTTTTATCGAGCCAGACAACACAATAAACGGTTACTATAAAGATGATGGCATTATAGATATAGGTTTTTTCGCAAAATCGTTAAGTTATGACATAGAATACCAGCGACAGTTATCTAATCCATATTGCTGCACAATTATCATCACAAAGTTCAGAAGATGGGAGACATGTAATGGTTAATGCAGAAAAGTATAAGGATATAATAACAACAATGATAGAAACGAATATATCAGATTCAGCGGTAAAAATGGAAAACCTGTTTTGTGTAGTGAAACATATTGTAAAGATTGTGATTTATTATACGAAGGTTCGGCTAATGACAGATGTACATTAAAATTTTTTCGTTGGATGTTGGATGATTATAAACCTAATTATAGAATTTCGGAGGATTTAAAAGAACGTTTATCATATAAATTGTTAAGTTTTAACGAAGAAAATTTTCAGGAAATTAGCAGGTTAATTTTAGAAGCTGAGGTTATTTAGCGCAATGACAAGTATTTATATATTAGTATTTGCAATGATATATTTAATAATATGTGATATTATAAATAAAAGAAAATAGGGCTATAATAGCCCTATTTATTATGGTATAAGTTCAATTGTATATGAACCTGAAGGTATATTCAGTCCGGCATGCGAGGCACCAACATTATCACCATCTATATGTGTAATATTGCCGTCAGATAATCGGAACACACTATTTTTTGCCCCACTTAGAACACATGTAAACGTGCCAGAGGTAGGCAAAAAATATTGCGTAGTATTTGTTAGACATCGAATAGTGCCATGTCCATGCCCTATAGGCTGTTCGGCGACGAATTCGGCGTAATATACCCCAGTATATACACGGTCACTGTCGACCGACTGTTCAATTAGACGGACGTTAGTAGATTGGGTGACACTGCCCAACCCATTATACCCCATTCGTAGATATCCATATAATTCGCAGTTGTTCAAATAGACACGGACGCAGCCAGTGAATTTTAAAATATTTGCGGAGCTATTAACATTTTTTATAACACAATTGTTAACGGATATTGTGTCAACGTCAGAAATATTTATAAAATGACTAATGTTGCTACTGGTGTTCAAATAATTTTTTTGCGGTTCTACGTTAATATTATTGAACGTTAAATTATACAGCCAATTAGGTTTCGAATTAACGGTGTTAACGATTCCATAATCAACATTACCATTTATTATATTGTACATAACAATGTTATTAAAATTTATATTAACCAATTCATTAATAACGCTGTCATTATATTCGAACGATATTATACCGCGGTATGAACCGTATATTTCACCGTTATCAAAAAATATTTCACGTGATTTACCCCTAACACGAATTAGTGAATCGGTTTCTACATTGTTTATAGATGAAAAATTTGATATAAAAATGTTATTAGCGTCATAAACATCAAATATTGAACCTAAATAACATTCATTCGTCAAAATATTGGACACACGTATATTGTATGAATTACGTACATTATTTTGGCCAGCGATTTTTATATTGTCGCTGTAGTAGTTGTAGACGTTCGTAATTGTGCCGTTTGTACACGTATTTAGATATATTGCACGTTCCTTTGCCCTAATCGATGTTATATTTTGTATATTAAAATTATCTACAAAAGTGAAAAGCAAACAGTCACATCCTACGGTGTTTGTTATTCCAGCTAATTCCTCATCCGTATTTTCTAATACTATATTTGAAATATCAAAATTTTTGAGAGATCCTGTCGCAGTAGCAGCATTCGTATATCCCTCAACGTCGACTAACGTTTCAATGTTTTTTCCGAATATATTATTAATTGTATTGTATTTAGAATCTAACCCAACTACATTACTGTATATAACCCCACCCTCGTAACCTATAATTTCTATGTTCTCAATTTCAGAGATTTCTGACAACACACGAACGGCGACTGCGTTTCTATTAGTCGGTGTTTGTTTTAAATAAACGAAATTACAATTTCGTATTACAACTTTTTTTGCGGGCGTAGCGGATTTAAAGGAAATAGCCGTTGTTTTATCAGAATAATTGAATGTTATGCCGTCCACGCTACAATTTTCGTTATACCTAAAATAGGAATCTACCAATATGAACGTCGCATTATCGCCGATTATCGGGCATTTTAATAAAAATTCATGTGTACCGTTTATAACATATATTCCGTGCGGTATATATAATATATTATTTTCAGTAATTTCATTAAAACAGGTAATAAACGCAGTCGTATCATCGGTGACACCGTCTCCAACAGCACCCCATTTTTTGACCGACACAACAACGCCACCAGATTTTTCTAATTTGTCGATTCTGTCATTCAATTCACCAAAAATCTGTTCATTAATAATTTTGTCCAGAGTCCCATCTTTCGCCATTTCATCCAGTTTATTGTTAATTTCTTCCTGCACATCCAGATTTTTGAAATAATTGTCAACATATTCTTTTAACTGTATAAACAATGCATACAATTCATCAAAATTTTCATTCGTTTGATTCTGCGATTCAACGACTTCGTTAATTTTTGCGATCAGTTTATACAACAATTCCTGATATGTCAGCGAATCATCATATACCAATGGCAATGTCTTTTGAAACCACGCTTTAAACGGTTTTAAATCTTCTCTACCTAAAATCATCAAAATTCTCCTTTTCTACTGCCACAGACCGAAAAAACAGTCTGACAGCTCTTCGATTATCATGTAGTCTACACTTCTTATTTCTTCGTTCCACTCGGTGAGCAATTTTCCTGGACTGGTAGTATAACCGTCCCTAACGTTTTCAGCCGTGGTGTGATCGCCGCCACTATGTGAATCCGTTTTATTATCCTCAAAATCTGTAATCCGTGCGTTGGTTAAATATTCGTTAGATTCAATATTTATCAGTGACCCCTGTGGCGTATCTGAATATCTATCAGTCGTTTTATCTTTCCCGCCGTGTGTAATTTTCAAATTGCTATTTACAGTCTGGTCTATATTTTCCCGCATACTATTATTAGTAATAGGATTTACCAAATCTATTGATTTATACACCATATTATAGTGCGGCATTATGTCATTTAGCGTTGACGATAGGTATAACTGCCACATGGCGATCGTTTCACAACAGATTTCACGCATATAATAGTGTCGCAGTATATTACATTCTAATTCTAACCTATGATTTTCGTCATAAATCGGGAAATCAAAATTAAATATTTTTGGTGCGGCGTTTCTGATGACTGTTTCAACGTCGTTGAACCCAGCGGGGTCTGATAGGTTGTTATACATTTCACATATTGATTTAACTGAAATAGTATACTGTCCCATTATATCACACCCCCTACATCATAGTCACTAATATCATCTGTGATATAGTCGTTATATTTAACAGTAATTTCATGCCCGAACATTTCAGATATCTGCGTTGCCGCCTGCTGTCTGGCCTGTAATCTGGATAACCGCATAGCATATGCGCCGCCGTTCAATGATTGAATTTCCGATGTGATCACACGTTCTCTTTTTTGTTCGTTTATGGAACAAAATCCCATATCAGTTAAAAATTCGTTGAACACATTTTGTTTATGAACGTATAATTTATCGATTAGATACGGGGTCTGTGTGTTAATTGCTTTTATTGTTTCATTTGGGTCAAAATTTTTGTCACCGAATATGAACGGTTCATTGCCCGTATATTTTGCGTATAGATTTAACAATGTCAGTCTCTGTTTTTCGTTACCGTGAATCAGTAGCGGTGTTTTTTGGCCGTTCTGATTTATCATGATACACATTTCAATTTCGAACAACTGTTTGGCATATTTTTCTATGTTTAGAATTTGCGCATTTCTGAACATACTATTATATATCATAATACTATCATTAGAATCACACCTATATAGATAATTGTTCCAATCAGAATACGCAATGCGGGTCAGCGGATAGCCATATACATTATAGGGGCCACCCTCATTACATTTTAAACACAATTCTTGGTTTAATATATCATCTTTAAAATATACTGCTTTCCCTGTTGTTATTAACGAACGTTCTAAATACACAGTGTCAATAGTGTTCGGGAATCCCGACCATGAAAACGCGCTAACTGCAATTTCCATTAATTTTTCGAAAATATTAACCCACGTGAAACGATTGTTATATATCGATTGATAAAAATTTTGATTCTGAATAGATGGCGTTTTTATGCTCATTCTATTACCTCTTCTATTATACTATTATCTATAGAATAATCACCCATTCTGGATAGTGAATTCCAAAACGTTGTACCATTGTTATACACATTTTCGATTATTTCTACAGAACTGGCAGGCATTTCGCCCACTATTTTAACATTATTAGTTTTAACATAGTTATAACCACTTCGCCCATTTCTTGACGGAATTTTAACACGGTTTATTGCATACCCATATCGGTCGAAAAAATCATCCAGAACACGGGCATTAGCTGCTTTTACACATAATTGTCCTGCATAAAAATCCAATTTAGCACCAGACCAGTCGACACACGATGACTGCGTGCCCGATGAATAACTGCTGCCCGATGTATTCGACATTAGATTACCAGCCAACCCTGCACCTATCGCCAGTGGGACATTTCCGATTGCGCCAGCGATTGCACCGCCTATTGACACCAAACGACCCATCTGTCTTGATAGCCATTCCTGATAGCCTGTGGTATTTATTGGACATTGCGGGAAATTATTAATTAGTAATTTTTTGTCGTATGCATATGTTGTATTATTATAATTCGTTGGAACCAGCGAAACTTCAGGCACGCCAGCCGACATCGTGAAACTGGCTTCAAACGTCGGGTTGCCCGAAAAATCGTGGTAATCCAGTTCTATCGCCGAGCCCTGACTATTCGTAACAAAACATCTGTTATATAGTACTGACAGAACTTTTAAATTGTGTGGCGCATAACCATCTACAGTTGATGGCCTGCTTGCACTCACATTTTTTGTCGTTCTGTTCATAGTCATCTGTTCGGGTATAGCGTAACACCCGATCACTTTTTCGTTAATTTTATCCGCCGCTTTTAAATCATTTAAACGTTCATTTAAATCAGTAGCCGATGTATATTCTTCCATCTGATAGCATGAATATACACGCCCTGCAATATCGCCATTATATGGGAACAATAGTTCGCCATCACGTGTGGCGATCAGCGCTATTTTGCCACCAGTTACGACATTCAAATCTACTAACGACCTGATTTCCATGTTACCACCGTCAATCGGTTCAGGCTGTAGCCAGTTGGACGAACTATCCGACGTAACGTGTTCACGTTCCACCATACATGCAGGTAGGGAATAGTCGAAAAACCAGGTAGTCATTTCGTCAATCGTGAAATACACATATGTGGTATTGTTGGACACGTATTCCACACTATCAATAAATGCATAAAACCACTTACTACCAAAATTTGGGTTTTGAAACATCAGATAGTTGCAGTCGTATAATTCACTGTACACGATTGACGATCTGATAACAGTCTGTCCGCCTGCGCCGCCACGAATAAAACTGACGTTCGTTTCAGTGTGTTCAGCATAACTATTGATCGCATTGTATTGTGCGGATTCTGACGACCAGTATCCAACGTGTTCATATGTTTTCGTTAGCGGAACACCGCTACAAAATTTAAATGTAGATGATGGTGCTATATACATTATAACCTCTTTTGATTTTAGGGTGTGCATATTATACTATACACACCCCCACTATAAAAATATGTTAAGAAAGGAGACACTATTCCACAGTGATAGTGGATGTACCTGTTTTGGTTGTGTCGTAAATTGATGTCGCTGTGATAGTTGCGGTTCCAGTTGCACCCGTTAAAACTTTAACGGTTCCATTGCCGTCAACCGTTACATTTTCATTAGATGACTGCCATGTAACACCTGCTGGCGGGAAATTCGTGCCAGTTACAGCAACCGACAGTTTAACGCTGCCGCCAACTGGTAGTGTAGCAATTGCAGGTGTAACTGTTACTGCTGTAACGGTAGGTGCGTCTGCCTGTAGTAACACAGCATTTTCGAATGGTGACGTGGAAAATGTTCTCCACACGTGGAACCAGTGATTTCTATATAAACCCTGTTCATTATCACGTGTTCTAAATTCATTCAAATTATCGAACACCATTAAATAATCACGTGACACCAGCACGGCAGGTACGGCTGCCAATTTGTCCAGATCGTCCTGACCGATCTCTTCGTATGTCGGATCATTTGCGAATAACTCACCAAGCCTGGCGGTGTCTAATTTGCCTAATGAATCGACTAAAACTACGTGGCCTAAAAATTCGACTTTGTCCATGTTAAATGCTGTGGCGAGACTCTGAACGTCCATGCGGGCATTAAAAGCGGTAGACACCAATAGATATTGGTCATCTTTCAGCGTAAAATTATGTACACCTGCCCTATTGTAATCTGGGGAAAGGAATGTCAACGAATCGGACAACGCCTTGACCTGCACCATTGCCTCAGACATTTCATCTGCTGTCGAAACTGCGCCGATTGCGTGCGTTGGCAGCATGCCGTCCAGAATTTCTCTTGCGATCATGTATTTCATTGTTAAAAATTCGTCGTAATTTGCGCCTGTGTATAGTGATTCTGTAATTTTTCCAACCAAACTATACAACCCGTCCCATGATATGAACGCCTGTTTCAGGTCTGCGTCTGATGTAGTCGCCTTATAGAATTTTTGATAATTCATAATATGATAGGCAGCTCTCACGTCAGGTTTTTCTCTTTTTTGTAATTCACTTTCTGCGACCGCAGGATCATACTGGAACGGCTTTGCCAGTTCAACAAATATTTCCTGAATAATTTCGCCCACCATCAACTCGCCTTGCTTCATGAATGACCACGGGTTATTATATATCTTATTTTTAATATATGTCTTGCCGATCCTATTCCATAGTGACGACAGGAATTCATTTTTGATAATTTCATCGCCAGTTATAATATCCCCGATCATTCTCAGACGTTCAATATCCTGCGGAACCGCAACTGGTACACTATTCTGATAGTATGGGCTTGCGCCGTTTCTCGTTGCGTTCAGCACTGATACTGTATCAAAACTAATATTTTTCTGCGTTACCTTATTAGGCATACTATTCTTCCTCCTTTATTATATCGTCAAAAGTTATATCTTCATAACTTTTTTTGTCTTCCTCTGGCTCTTCATTTTCGATTTCATCTTCAGGAATTTTTCCCAAAAATCTGTCAATGTATCTTGCACGCCACACTTTTTCGACTTCTTTTCTTGCCGCGTCCACCGCTGCGTCGATGTCCGTCTGTGTGAAACCGTCTCTCACGTCGATTGATTCATCAACATTTTCGATAAATTCGATCAATTCATCGGTCATATCTTCTCCCGCCAGATCCTTAATCTTGGTCAGAATTTCTTCTTTTGATAATATCATTTTATCACTTCCTTATTTTAATAATAGTAATGCGCCTGTCCATGTGTCTGTTCCTGCAATGCCGTCCTGTGCGCACCCAATTTTTGCCTGTAATTTTTTACAATATTTATCTGTGATTGCACCGAAATCGCCATCAATTTTTAGGTCAGCTGGACAACTAAAATAACAATAACATATTCTTTGCAGGGTTTTCACGGCTGCGCCTGTTGAACCCCGTTTTATTACTGGCATTGATACCGCCACATAACCACCCTCTTTTTTAGTGTTGTCAACATCTGTAACGTTTTCACCAAAATATTTTAAAATTCCATCGGCCAAGGCTTTTCCTATTTTTTCGTTATCATGAATAAAATTGTCTGCGTCGGTCTGATTGGTGTGAAACCCAAGTTCACAATACAACGTTTTCGCTTTCGGTGAATTGATTTCATACAAATCAGTTCGAACAGAAAACTGCGCTTTTTTCTTCTCTGGATAAATTTCTTCTAAAAACGGTGATACTGTATTAAATATAGACCTATACTCATCGTTATCAGCGTAGAACATGAACAGCAGATAACGTGATGAACTGTCTGAACTGGCGTTCGTGTGAATTGGAACATATAGGTCTGCGCCCCAGTCGTTGGCCTTTTTTACTCGGGTCGCCATATTCTGTGATGTAGTTCCTATTTCAACTCTATACCCTTTTTCCAATAGGTATTTTTTACATACCTCTGCAATTGGTCTGGTGTGTTTATCCTCATAACAACCAGATCGCAAACATTTGTTCTGGCCTATGCCGTGGTTAGATGGTGAAATGTAAATTTTTATCATTTCAGCCACCTATTTTAGTTAAAATTTTTTCCATAACAACAGTGTTATTTTGGATCGCCTCAGTCAGCTGCATGACCTCTTCTTTATGGTTCTTTTGACTTTTATATATGTACCATAATAGTATTCCACACATAACTATCGGGAAACCTACTGTCGTGATAGCATTTAATACAATGTCAATATTTTCCAATTATTCCACCTCGTTCTCAAAACCTAAATTTATTTTATCTATTATTATTATACCATGCCTTGACAAACAATGCAATAGCATGTTATAATAAATCATGGGAAATTTTTACGATAATAACAAATTGTTGAATTTATTAGACGAAAACGGAAATCACCCAGAAATTTTTATCTCCGAGGGTAATAGGTCGGCTGGAAAAACTATTTCATTTAATAGATATCTTGTAAATAACTATATTAAAAAAGGTAATAAGTTTATACTACTATATAGATATGGGTATGAAATGGATGGTGTTTCAGATAAATTTTTCGACGATATAAAAACCCTTTTCTTCCAGAATATGGAAATGACGGAAAAGAAAAGAGCAAAGGGTAAGTATGTCGAATTGTTTATTGACGAAAAAACATGCGGTTACGCCGTTTCACTGAACTCCGCTGAATTTGTAAAACACGCTGCGCATATTTTTTACGATTGCGAACACATTTTATTTGATGATTTCCTAACAGAAAATGACAATTATTTGCCCGATGAAATTAAAAAATTCGTGTCGATCCACCAATCGGTAGCACGTGGCGGCGGAAAAAGTAGCAGGTATCTACCTGTATATTTGATCGCAAATCGAACGTCACTTTTGAATCCCTATTATACCTCGCTTGGAATATCATCTAAAATCCAAAATAATACGAAAATATGCCGGGGGTCTGGCTATGTGCTGGAGCGATTCATAAATGAATCAGCTAAAAAAGCCCAGGATGATTCATTGTTTAATCAGGCGTTTTTTGACAGTGATTATCACACTATAAACGACGGGTTACTATATTTAAACGATGATATTACTATGGTTAAAAAAATGAGTGGCAATAACTATTATATGTGTACCCTGCGTTTTAATAAAAAATTATATGGAATACGTAGATACGAAAACGACATAATATATATTGACAATAGTTTTGATGAAACATACCCATTAAAAATAGCTGTTACACAAACAGACATTGACGGGGAATACATATATAAAAATGTCAGACAAAATATAATAAATTTATATCGAAAATATTTTAATTATGGCGTTTTCAGGTTTAAAAACCTCGATTGCAAAAATGCTATAATGAATCTACTAACATATTGATATCAGCACGATTGATGACTGACTGATGTTGCGGGGCAGCTACGGTGTAAAAACCGCCCGACACATGTACGGTTAGCAACCGCCTTCACTCGCTTCGTGTGTAGATATATAAAAAGAGGATATTGTAAATATATCCTCTTTTATTTTGGCAACATTTCATAATATTCAGGCGTTAACAGGCAACCACCTACGAATTGGCGTTGCACTAATTTTGATGGAACAACTAATCCCACTTTAAAATCGCCTATGTCTCGCTTAACCTCTACGAACGCCCGTTCTTGTTCGTTTTTGACTACCGATAAATCGCCATTCATACTGGCGATAAACAACTGTTTGCAGCGGTCTGGCATGCCCGCACATTTCACATCAATTATATCTTTACTCTTTTCAATATATGTTTTCTGGCGTACAAATATAGCTGTGTCCCATTCTACTTCTTTTTTCCATTTACAAAAATCAACATCATGCAGTTCAACACCTTTAACTTCGCTGGCATTACCTATACAGTGTATACTATCTGTATCAGCATATACAAATGATTCATAATTCTGTTGCGCCGCTGTGATAGTGAACGCCCGAGCATATGACGTAATAGCTGCACCGACTGGAATATATCCCGATTTTTTATTATCAGCAACCACGGTCTTATATTTTATACAATTATCTTCGCCAAGATATACTATTTTATAACTACTTTTTTTTGAAGAAGCCATTTTTCCATATAGGTTGTTTAAATATAGCTTTGCCAACTGTCGTTTTGCGCCCTTGCTGGTTTTTTTAATTTTGCTATAAAAATTTATGTAACGATCAAATATACCTATTTTAGTATTGAAATAACAACCGTCTAATATTTCAGTATTATATAATTCATAGTGTTTATTTATCAAATACCAATCAGTCTGCGACAACGTCATTTCAACAACGGCGGGATTCCATTTTCCTTTTTCATCGATAAACCCATCTACGTAGCGGTCATTTTCAGAATCGTAAATATTTGATGTTTTTAAATATTCATTATTTTTGTAAAACCAATTACGCTTGATTTGAATCGTCGGCAAAAAATTTTTACGAAGTTTAAATTCTGTTCTAATTCGCACGAAAAAATAATTATCCTCAGAAATTTCTTCGGGGATACCACCCTCCCAAAATGTTGGCAGCCCAACGGGATATGCTGACCCGGATTCGCTATGCATGACGGACGGATATAATGAATTGACATCCAGTGTATAGCCGCCATGCAATACTTTATCTTCCATACCTTCTTTTAAATAGCACCACCCACCGCGGTATGAACGTCTAATATACTCATCTGCTGTGCTGCTGCCGTAGATGTTTTTATCGATGTAAAATTCTGTTAAATCTGGAAATAAATCCTCATAATATTTTTTCGGGAAATGCGATTTAAATTCAGACAAACACGACGACCCAACGGTTAATTTGTCGTGACCTTCATTCATGCAAATTTCTAATGCTTCTTTTAAAACTAAAACATCATTTTCAATATAGTGTCTTTCTTCATCTGTTATCGGACAATTAGGGTAGCGGAAACCTTTGTACTCCATTTCTAACTTTTTGTGATCAGTTTCGAACGACTCACCAATTGAACGCAGTGAAAACGGTAATAATTTTAAACTATCCCTAATTTCGATCATGCGATTACCTTGTTTTAAAATGATAGAATACCACTGACCTTGATTAGATATAGTATACTTATATGTATTATTTTTCATGTGTGAATCTTTTAAAAATTCGTCGCCGTTCAATGCCTGTTTAAATTCATCATTCGATAAAAAATAGTGTAGTATAAATGAACCGTCAAATTTTAAATTGTGAAAATATAGTATTATATTGCCAGCGGTGTTTTCAAAAAAATATTTGAAAAAATCGTCTATTGACCCCAGCACATGAACGTCATTTTTGAATAGTTCAGCAAATGCAGCTGACCAGACCAGTGTAGTGTCCTGACCATCGTATACAGTTGTTTCAAAATCACAGGCAAACCGTGTGTACTTACGAATCTTCATGAGCATTCTTCAGACCATATTATTTATAATATTATTTAAATCAGTTATATCTACGTTAGGTAAATATCTAATTACGTTTTCCAAAAAATTGAGTAGATCATTAGAAACACGCCTATAATCACTATCGGTGAACCACCACTCTTGCACTTCCCACCCAGCTTCGGCCGCCTGGCGCAGCATTGTTGCAACACGTTCACGGCCATAGGCTGCCAACATGTTTGCAGTCATTTCTTTTAATTCTGAAACAACATAGCGTGTTACTGGGTGTATCGACGCAGAATAGTAGCGCAATTTTGAATGTAATTCACGAATGTAAACGTCATCGCGATTCACAGCGTTCTTTTCCCGTTCTGTTAGATCAATTTCCAACGTCGTTAACATATCCTGCGTGATATATGTTGGAAATGACGTAACTGCCATGTTCGTTCGACTTTCAATTAAATTTTTCCATTTTCGTTGGTTGGGTGTCAGTCTTTTTCTTGCCATTATTAACCTCCTGAAATAAAATAGCGGGCATAAAAGCCCGCTTATTTTTTTAATTTACGGAGCATGTCAGGAAATATTTTCCTTTGAAATTCTTACTTTCTTTTTTGTAGATAATTATGGACAGCGGCTCGCCTTCTGCTTCCAGCTCCTCAGCGATGTCCTTGAACGTTCTATAGAACGTGTCAGACGATGTTACGTATTTCTCACCATCTTCGATTAAAAAAACGTATTGTGAATAGTCAGGGTTTTCTGCTTTTTCATTGTGAACGTCCAGCACTGCATATGTGTCTACTATCATCTCAACACCGTAACCACTGCCATCTTCATTCGGTACCAGCTCATCCAGCTTGACCGCATTAGATGTGTCCTTGATTTTTATTCTCTCTTTACCCGTTAATTCTCTGTTTGCATACGCTATTTTTACTTCATAATCTTTCATTTTTTATTTCTCCTTTTTTCTTTTTTACTCTACTCTTTTAGCGACTGCCATAAACTGTTCCAGCGCCATAACATATTTTTCGGAAATTATTTGTATTTCCTTGATAGCTACCGGAACCATCCCTTCACCGCACTGCTTTGCGACAGATTTCAGAATCTCTTTCTCTTTCGTTTTCTCAATGAAAAAAATTCCTTCAACCATCTGCTCATTAACAGGGTCTG